TGCATTGCCTCCAAACCAATAAGACCAGTTACCTACCTTATCACGTTCTACACGGAGAAATTTATCTGTAATCCAGCTACCTAAACCCATTCGTTATTAATTTGGTGTAAATATATAAAAATTAATCGTACATGATAAAATAAAGTATAATCCTTAAAAATAGGACTGCAAAAAACCCCTACCAATTAGGGCTCCGTTTTATTCTTTGCTTAACCGTTTTTTAGCGATATCCACACTAAACGGGTCAGCATCAATTAATATATAGTTGCACCAATCTTCACATCCTGCACCTGTAGAACCACTGCCGCCATGAGGGTCAAGGCAAATACCGCCTTTTGGTGTATAAAGCCGTACCAATTGCCTCATGAGCTTTACGGGCTTAACGGTTGGGTGTGGGTTGTCTTTACGCTCTGATGGACTTGCTTTGGCTACGTAAAAAAAGCGTGAGGCACCGCCGAAGTCATTATATGACTCCTTTGGCACGGCTTTGAAAGCTCCGAGTGTATTATATACACCATCAGGGTTCTTTTTTCTTATACTACCTTGTTTTCTAATACTTTGATTTAAAACACCTGTCTCGGTATCTAAAAGTGCAGCACATTCTTCATCAAATATTACGTTAGATGGGTACCTCCCCTCTATATTACCCCTTACAGTTCTGTCCTGGAAAGAACCAGATAATATTTCACCACGCTTATAAATCTCGGGCCTCTCACTACAGGCTTGCTTTAAATCTGATTCATTTTGATATTCAATCCTACATTCATCAATATTAAGCAACGTACTTTTACCTGGCTTTCGCGCCACACAAATAGGTTCAAAAGCAGGTTTTAAGTGCGCTTTTGTTTTAGGAAACCCCGACCCGTACACCCACATTATGCAATCCCTGATTTCAAAGCCCGCAAGGCGTATGGCCAGCGTTCCCCAGTCATAAGTTCGTGTGCCAAAAAACGAAAGCAAATGCCCTCCAGGTTTCAACACCCTAAAACATTCTTTCCATAAAATAGGCTGCGGAACAAAAGCATCCCAACTCTTACCCATAAACCCTTTGCCCTTAATTTCCATATAGCCTTTGGTTATCCACGCTTCGAGCAGTTTTGCTGGGTCAGGCTCTTTACCAAGGCCGTATGGGCTATCAGTGATAATACTGTCGATACAGTTGTCAGGCAAAGTTTTGAGATAAGCAATGTTATCTGAAAGGTTTATAGTGTCTAATATATCGATTACAAGGCTTTTTTCCATTTGTTTTATTTGTAATTGGTAAATATATAAAAAATCCCGCACCGAAATGCAGGATTTTAAATTTCCCTAAAAATACCGTTAACTAACCAATTAATCGTGGGTGTAAATATAATAAATAATTTAATAACCAGCGTTATTATTACTTACAATACCCAAAAATAACCATCCAATGTATTATATATCTTGCGGCATCCAGCGCGTGGTCGTCTTTTTTTATAGGCCGGTCAAGGTTTACTCCGTTTACTACCTCCCACTCGTAATTCTCATATTCAAATTCAAACTCTTCATCTTCGACGTAATAAATTTTATATTCGTTCATTATAGCGATACCGGCCTCAACACTACCCGGGCCTTTACGTGCAGGCATGATGTTATAACCGGAGTTGCTAATCTTGATTCGGTTGTCCTTATCGGCGCTATCGGCAACAATTATATCAGATTTCTTAATCTTCATAAGCTCCAGTTCTTTGATTAATCCGCCCGGGTTGTTCTCGTCTCCCGGCTGCATCTTACTCATTGGCTTATAAAGGCGTTTTCTTATATAGAAGCACTTATCTGAATACTTAACCTCCATTAACGCACTTGGGTTTGTACTACCGAAGTCAAGGCCATAATAATTATTATACGGCATATCCTCAAATTCTCGCGCTGTTATCTTAGTCCAGCCTTTGAAAATACGATTAGGTTTTTCCGATTTCATACCGAGGCCATAAACCTGCCACATGTATTTATCGGCTGTTTTCTCGTATTCGTTACGCTGGCAGCGGGCTAATTCTCGAATGTACCTATCTGGGAATTCCGAAGGGTTTTGCTTACAATTGTAAACTGAGGCAGCTTGTAATGTTAATATTTTTTCTACTACCAAATAGCACATTTCTACAGGTTGGTAGCTCTGTATCTTATTTTTCTGCTCAGGTGGGCACATTGGGTTATCCATAAACGTGGAGTGTATCAGGATAGCGTTTTCCTGTTTAATCAAATCATCGCTCCATAGCTTACCGACAGGGTTGTAATCCATAAAAACCACACCTGAACATCGCATATCAAGCTGGTCAAACGTTGTTTTAGGCATCCTGTAGAACTCATTAAACCAAAGGTAATCCGAGTGATAACCATGAACTTTTAAATCGTCGTCTGTGCCTTCAATGTTGATTGTGCTGCCATTCGGAAACGTGAAATAGCTTTCGGTTTTATTAAACACCACCTGATTGTAATTATCCAGCGTGGAATAATATTTAAGCATATCCTGCATTACCGTGTCTTTGCAGTCTTTTTTGGTATTTCTGAATACTGCCAGCTTGGTATTTGGTTTAAGCCATGCAAGTATCCAAAATATCTGTATTATGGAAAATGTTTTTGAGGACCTTGAGGAACCTGAGTTGATTATGTATTTATAAACACCCAACAAAAACGCCTGCCAGTTTTTATTGAATACTATCGTTCCCTGAATTTTCATTCGGTATTAGGCTGGATTATTTCTACCTGTATCGCCATCGGCCCGGTAGGCGCTTTCTGGGTGTTGTCTTTTTCGTAGCCTCCAAGATGCTTCATTAATTTTTCGATTGCAGCCAATTTATCTATAATTTTTACCTTTCTTGAAATACCAACTTTTACCTTATTTTCTCCCCGGCCCTCAAACTCATCAAAAGATTCCATTTCTGAAATCATGCGCCTGGCTGTCTCCGGCATATCATGTATACCCATCAACGAGCCATCCGGATTATAAATTGTAGATAAATCAAAACGAACCATACCAGCCATAGACTGCACAAGCTCATCAACTGTTATTTTATTACGTTCCACCAGTTCGCGCTGAAGCTGCTCTACCCTTGACCTTATATTGACGTTCTCAAAAAGCTCGAAAGCCTTCCGGTTTATACTTGCAGGAAGCATTTTAGACGTGTTATAAGCCTCTCTGTAAGCCGCAGACTTATCCCCGAGGCGGATATACGCCTGGCAGAATTTTTCTTGCTTAATCGTGAGTTTTTTTATCATAACCCTGCAAATATAATGAAAATAAATTATCGTTGGCTGGGTTGGTGTTAAATTTAAGTCAGGCAACGAGGCAACAGAGGCAACGCCCCACAGAAGACCCCCTACTAAAATAATTTTTTTATCTTGTATTATATATATATATAAAGTAATAGAAATAATAATAATACGAGGGGTGTGTATATTTTTTCGTTGTTTCGTTGCCTGAGTATTTTTTGTTGATTATTAATGATTTAAGTTAAAAATTCAGTCAACGAGGCCGTTGCCAAAGCATTAATCTTGTCGTTATTAAATCATGTTTATTTATAAAAAATAATCAAATATAAATAATGTATTTCAACAATTAATTAAGTATATTTGTAATTATTAATTAATTCTAAAAAACAATAAACATGAGTATTATTACTACTTTGGAAAAAAATGATATTTTATTTTTCCTTGAAGGCCTACAATATGGTAGCTGCCGGGTTTCTTTTGAAAATGAGGATGCTAAATTGCACGCAGAAAAAGCTATCGGACTGCTTAATTTTATTCACGGTTCGGACACCTGCGAAATGAGACATGCCACGAACGATGTATCAGAAAACGGGGAGTGGGTGTCTATTCCTATAGACGGCGTATACACTATTATATGGCGCGAAAAAGAACCGGCCGAACCTCTAGACGATAGCGATTTGATTATTGAAGAAACAGCGGGTAAGGCTTTCAATTCAAAGGAAGCGGTTACATTGAAAATAAACACTAAATTATTTAAGCTTGCCCGAAAAATAGCCTCCAATAATAATGTAAAATTTACGGCGCTACAGGCGGGCCAGGAATTTAATATAATATTCGATGGCAGGGTAAAAAATAAATCTACATATAAGGTTTTGCAGGAGGCAGCTTTAAGCGGTGTTGATTCTATATCGTTCGATATTAACGAGGTCGTTCCTCAAACGCTCAGGGTATATGTAAGCCAGTTTAATACGTTTTCAAGTAAAAAGATACGCGTAGCCTGCAAAGATGGCGTGTGTACTGTTTATTTCAAAGAACCTACCATACATGAGGAATTTAAAATTGGGTTAGAGGCGTATATCAGTAAATACCGTTCTGTAGTCTCGGATATTGAGTTACGAAATATATTGAGTGATTTAATGCCTGTGATCGCTGAGCCTGAAATACCATACACGGTACATGCTGCTGCTGAAGAATGGCAGGATGATGATATTATTGAAGATGTGGATGGCCTTAAAGAATACGATGATTTCTAAAATTAAAAAACCCTGATTTTTACGTCAGGGTTTTTTGTTATATATCATCGCGCCGTGTAAGTGTTTCTCGTGGCGGATTCAGGTAATCTACTATCGGTTTCGTATCGACACGTGGGTTTTCCGAGTTTATAATATCCTCCACCATATCACGAAGCGTTTCCCAAGTCTCAGGTTTTAGCGTTATTTCGGACCCGTTATGTATTATCGATAAATGCTGTGTTGATGGCTTAAAACTCACTACCTGGATTATTTTAGTACCGTTCTCGGTAACTGTTTTAGTTTTCTGTTTCATATAAATTATGTATTATAGTGTAATTTGGGTTTTGCCCGTAATCGCGATGTAACTCTGATATTGGGCGGCTGTAATTTGGATCGGGGTGCGTTTGAGTTATGATTATTGTTTGCATGGTTAAATATCCTGTTTTATTTTTTCGAGTTCAATAAAAGCTTCCTCTATGCATTCTAAATCATAATCCATATCCGGGTTTTCATTATCGAATGCTAAAAACTGCCTGTATAAAACTTCACTTATTTGCTTAGTAGCCTCACGGTAACGCCAAAACTTTGTATCAACATTTGGCTTATGATTTCCAAACCATTTAGCGTATTCATAAAGCTTACTCATACACTCTCTATGCGCTTTTTTATTTACTGCCATACTACTTAATTTTACTATTAAAATATACTCCCCCGGCAAATCCAACGCCAGCCCATAGCCATCGCGAATTATACCACTTGTTTTTATCCTCAACTAAAACCGCTTTGGTTAGTTGCTCGTTTAAGGTTTTCAGTTGCGCATCATAAGCATTATTTTGCTCGATGTAAATATTCAGATTATAATCCTGCTCCTGAATTATATTTACCAGGCTATCGATTGCTATAAGCGATTTAGCGTATAACTCCATGTATCGCTCCCCTTGCTTAAGTCCCTTGTAAATTTCGGTTACTTGGGTTTTGTTTAAAATAAGGTGGTTAGTATATACCCCGCCCATATCATAATTTGATGGCCTTAGCGTATCCTGTGCCTGTAGTGTAAGGTAGGTTAGTAGGATTAGGATTATTCGCATGATAATTCTGTTTTGTTTGTTTCACACCTTATTTCGATAATATCACAATATTCCTTGCTAACTTCATACATAAAACTATCAAAACCTAAGCCATTGGCAACCTTACCTGTAGTGCCGCTACCCGCAAAAACATCTATAATTAATTGTCCCTCTTTGGCAGTAGTTAATATAATATTTTTAATTAATTGTTCAGGTATTTGGCATGGATGGTTAGTTTTTTCCTTGCTAACGTTTTTAACTTGGTTTATTTCCCACCAATCGTAAAGTTTAGCACCTGTTTTACCCTCCGATATTCTTTTTTGTATTCTCTTATCGTTAAGGTTTTTGTATGGCTGCTTAACTTTTGATAAATCAGGTTTGCAGCCCCAAAAGCTTATTAGCCTGCTTTGCTTGCCTGTATTTGAGTTATACACCCATGTTATTACTTGCTCACATTTAGCCTTTATTGCTTTCGGTAAAATATTTATAGTCTCTTCCGGGTAATGTATTATTACACATGGTAAAGGTATATTTGAAAGTAAATCTATATATTTTTCTTCGGTTAGCTTGTCGTTGTATTCATTATAGCTATAACCTTGATTATATGGCGGGTCTGTTATAGTTAAGCCTTTTGGTATTTCACAGTCTCTAAAATCTTTATTTATAATTGTAACCATCACTATTCAGATTTATTTTTATAATTTTTCAAATACTGGCACATCGCCTCAAATGTAGTGTCTTTAACCGGCTCAACTGTTTTAGGTAGCTCTTGTTGTATTGCTTCTGCCTCTATTATGGCAGATACCGATTTAATTTTTACGGCCTGTGTAACGCTGTCGTGTTTCTGTACTGTGGTTTTAATATTCGCCTCAATTTGCTTTGAAGACTCGGGCTGTGGAACATACTGCGTATATCCCCACCAAATTAAACCTATCGCGATACCGGCCAGTATTATTAACGTAGCCGGGATGTATTTATGTGTACTCATAATTTAATAAAATAAATAAATTAATACTAACACAACCGCTAAAAATATAGCGGGCGAAAAAATAATTAAAGCTGTAATAAACCATTCAGGGTATTGTTTATTTTTCATGGCTTACGGATTTAATACAGAAGCTACCAACTGATTTATTAAATCAGATTTCTTAACACCTGCCTCCGGTGTAGAGTTCATTATCTTATAAACCTCCAATGCCATATCACGAACGCCGAATTTAAAAAACTCACGGCATTTAATAAATGCGGCCGGCACCGGGTCACGGTTTATTACAGCGAAGTGGGCGGCATCGAAAGCAGTAAGTAATTTATTGTCGTTTGGCTTGAATTCTAAAGCTGTTCCAACAGTATAATCAGGTTTGGAAGCCGGGGTGTTAACTGTAGCTGGTGCAGGTTCCGGTTCCGGGGTCGGGGTTGACTGAGTAGTATTTATAAGCGGTGCTACTAGTTCCATAACAGCTTCCGGCTCAATAATTTTATTTATAAACCCTGCGGCCTGCTCAACTGTTTTAACTGTTTCGGACTCTACTGCTACCGGCGCAGTCAAAGCTGCCAGACGCTCCTGTAATTCACGTATAATAGCATCTTTATCTTCTTGCTCCTTAGCGGCCTCGTCCTGCTGTTTTTTTAACTCAGCACCCCTCTGTACTATATCGGCAAACTCGCTATCGGTCATATTCTCAATATCGCTACCGGTAATAAACACCGTACCGATATTATATATCATTCCATTAAATTGAAATGGTATTTTTGCAAGGGCTTCTTTGCGCTTGTTTATTTTATCAGTCTTGGCTTTCTCTATGGCGGCAAGGCGTTTTTTTTCTTCGTCCTCCCATACAAGGCGCTCAGCTTTCTGCTTGGCGTGGGCATCCCTGGCGATAGTAGCTATAGGTGTAATAAAATTCGATATTGTTTTCTTGAAAGCGTTTAAGAATTTAGTAGCATCGCTATCTATTTTCTCGGTTGATGTGCTGGCTTTCAATAATGCGGCTTCCCGGGATTTAGCTAATTTAGCAGTTTTAGCGTCTGTAATTTTCACAAACTCATTAGCAGCGACAACCGCCTTAACATCGGCTTCTATATTCTGCAGTTCAAGAACGCGCTGCGGGGTAAGGCTTCCAAAAACAGTTAATGAAATAGGTTTTTTAGGCGCTGGTTGTTCTGGTGTCTCAGGCTCAGCCACTAAAACCGGCACTTGCTGTGTTTTCAGTTTCCTAAGCTCTGCCTCTGCAATTTGCTGGGTTTCGTTTTTAGGATCTGCACGCTGCCATGCTAATTCGCTAATTTCCTTATCTGTCATACCTGTAGGTTCTGCAGGTGTAGCTGCTTCCTCTATAAACGAGATAATTTCATCCCATGCCTCGTCTGTATCCATCTCGATACTGTACTGAGTAATTTCAAAGCCATGGCCTTTAAACGTGCCGCCGTTCGGGTCGAATGTTAAACCTAAATCGGTAAGCTGTGTAATCCTGGCAATTTTACCCGCTATCTGTTGCGGGTCTGTTTGGTCAAATGTAGAGGTTTCTCCTGTAGGTGATGTGATCATTGGTTCTTGTAGTTTTAAATTATTAATAAATTGTTTTTTATTCTGCTGCCTGCGCATGATATACTCCTGAATACTCTCGCCTCGCTTATTTAGAGCCTTCAACTCATCATTAAGCAAATATACCCCTACATGTTCTCCTTCTTCTTTAAGGTAATTATACAGGCGGTCAATAAACGGCACGGTGTACGCTGGGTATTTACGGTTTAAATCTTCGTAATCAGATTGCTTAACGCTATAATCAGGTTTTTCTTCGGGGGTAAATACACCTAAATCTGACAACGTAAGGTTGTTGTTTTCGATATATTTGTTTACCTCCCATAAATCGCTGCCTGTTTTAAACTGGCGAACGTCAATTTCTCTCCATGCGTCCTCAAATGCTAACAGTATTTTCCAGTTATGCGGGATGCCTGATTTTTTAAGGTTGGCTATCTCGTAGGGCTTGCCCTCGATTATAACGGTTATTGGTTCGGAGGCTTCAAAGCCTTGTTTTAGTGGTTTCATAAATTACGGTTGTATTGGTTCGTAATCACAACTGTCACAATAAGTATAATCTTGACAGCAAGATCCGCATGGAGCAGATAAATGGCAATAACACCCACCGTCTTTTTCTCTCTCTCTTATTATTCCTTTGCATCCGTCTCGGTTGCATGTCTCTCCGGGATAAATTCCTTCTTCCATAATATTCATTTTTTATATCGATATATTTGTATTTTCAGATAAACAATAACACATAACATTGATATCAATAAAACGTTAAGTGTTATAGTTTCAGAAACTATAACTATCTTCATCCATTTGGGTAAGGCGTTAAAATTGCATTTGTATGGTAAATTCATAATATGTTTTTTTATAGCGGCGTTAACCGCTTGGAGTTAATCCCATTTTTCTATTATTGTTCTTTTTTTGTTTCCTTTTAAAATGCTATTCATCGCAAGTTTTAAACTTTTAGTTTTTAGATATACGTGCAATTCATTTTGTTTTTTACCAGCCATAAATTGAGAAACCTCATAAATCCCATTTTCAAAAATTATTTGCATACCATCCAATAGCGTTCCCTTGTATCCCATAGGCTCCGCTATAATTGTATTGTTGCCGCCTAATGAACAATCAGATACTTCAAAATAAACTCCCTTTATTTCGTTTACTGTAAGTATGTTTACTATTGATTTAACCATATCTGTTTTAGTAATAGCCATAATTTCTATCTGTTTTAATTCTTTAGCAAATATAATGAAAATATTTAATGAAAAAATTTATTTATAGATTTATTTTCAACTGTTGCGGATTTATTTTAATACGCGGTAAATTTAATACTACTCCCCAAAAATAATACTGCTTTCAATTCTTGTAGCTCGTGATTTTACGCCTGCCGCAAATGTGGTGGCCTCTAATTTCTCGGCGTTGTCGATACGTGTAAGGTATTGCGCGTATTTTCCGCTAAAACCTATAGATGTGAGTGCCTTGTTTATAAAATCACTGGTATCGCTGAAAACTACTTTTTGGCCTTCAACGCGGATACCTACACGGCGTAATGTATTTTCTGCAAGCTCCTTCGTTATAAGGCTGCTCTCGTAATCGTGCTTAATATCCTTAGCTATGCCTACCATGACCAATTCTCCTACGGTCCTTGTTTTATTACCTAAATGGGTTTCAACGGTTATTTCAGCATTCATAATTTTAGCCAGTATTTTCATTTCGTCTCGGGTGCCATCTATTAAACGTTCTTCGGACCAGTCGCGTTCTTTAATCCATTTTTTGGCGTCCTCATACGATATTATGCTGTCGGAATATAAACTATACGCTCCGGCTAATAATGTACCTAATTGGTCGCCTGCGCGCTGGTTGTCAAGTTCGGCGGCGGCTGCATTTGAAAATGTAGTAGCATTTTTCAGGATTGTAGGCAATAATTTTATTGACCTAGATTGAAAAGCCTGCACAAAATCTTCCGTTACGGTTTCTTGGTAAATATCAAGAGTTTCAGCCCAACGCTGTTTTTTATCCTCGCGAATATCTGTTTTAATTTCTAATACGGTTATCCTGGATATATCAGAACGCTGAGTTAGGTTAGCGCCAATTGATGCAAACGCAAAACAGCTACGTATATTAAACTGCGAGGCGTTGCCGCCGCTGCTGCCCTTGATAATCTTGCCGCTGTCGCTTGTGGAGCTTGCGCGCATAATTTCAAGAACTGCCTGCATACGCTCTGCGCCTTTCTTATCCTCTGATTCTGCCTCGTCAAAAACTACAGGTAATGCATCTGCTTTCAAATATTGGCGTATCCCGGCCTCGGTTGTCGCGCCCTGGGCGTCTACAAAAATATCTCCAAGAAATTTTTTAATAAACAGTTTCATTATTTCCGATTTACCGGATCCTGACGAGCCGGTTAACCACATGTGCGAACGCCATTTTAAAGCCCCACATAATGGAGCTATCACTATCCAGCCCGCAAGCAGACGAGCATTAACCGGCCTTCCCCAGTTGAGACGTTCTAACATGGTTACAAGTTTATTGGCTTGAACGGTAGATAATGGTTTTGTGAGTTGTAAGCCAAGCTCTTCGCCTGCTTCATAGATAAATTTAGATTTGTGGTTTGCGAAATCTGTAGGCACGCCATCTACAATAAGGGTATTTCCTAAATGGATTACAGGTGCTCCGTTGTCAATCCAAGCGCCACGTCCGCGAATGCTTTTAGCAATAAAAATTCCTTTTTTCATACATGAATCAATTAAGTGATTAGCGACGTTTATGACGTCAAATTTAACAGTAGATTTTTTAGGGTAATAATGCTCCCAATGTTGTAGTGGGGCTAATTGTAATAGATTTGATACACCTATTCCACCTGCGGATAGTTTTACTATAACATTGGTTCTATAAACGAAAAACACAAATAGATTTTGGTCGTTGTTTTCAAAACCTAAAGCTTTGAAATGGATATTAGAGGTTTCCTGTTTATCGCTATCTGCAAAAACTGGTTTTTCGGGAACGGTTTGGTGTGTAATTTCAGGAACTGCCTCATGTATAATTTCAGGCAGTGGCGGTGTAACAGGTATAGCGGGTAATTCCATAGGGATTTTATTTGGTGGGTAAGCTGAAATTATAGGGATTTCAACACGGTTATTTTTAATATATTCCTGCGCCTCGGCCGGTGTCCAGTCTGCATCGGCAACATCCCATTTTTTAGGGAATTCACGGGAGTTCTGGATGCGCTTAAATTTCGCCTCAAACATTTCGCAAATTCCAGTTACACGTTTATAGGTATCGTAGTTCTCGTTTTTCTGCCAGCCTCCAAACATACACAGTAGGCCTGCCAGATCGTTATCATTCCATAGATATATTTTGCGCCCGTGCAGCGGCGACCAGTCAGTATTTTTAACTGAGGCCGCGCCGCCTATCCATGTGGTAACAACGTAATTTGGAAACAACACACGTGCGGCCTCGGCTGTTTTTTCGCCTTCAACCACCAACACTATGGCGTTAGGCCTGTTGGTGAGTTCATGCAGGTTGTATAGAGGCCGGAGTACGTCAAAGCCCTTCCACATCCATTTGGAAGACGTGCCGTTTGTTTTATAAGTGTATGGCAAAACATCCTTCTTGCCTTCGGGTAAATCAAACCTGCAAGTATAACCGGTAATTATGCCGTATTGGTTATGGTACGCCCACACACCTGAAGGCACTCCGTATTTGTAGTGCTGTATGGTTGACGTATCTATACTGCTGTTTGGTATAGCATCAATCCATTCAGGTTCGGGTGCTGGCTTAGGCGCTCGCACAGGCAAATCCTTAACGTCAGATAAGCCATTTGTAATGATGTTTTTTGCCTCGGCGTACGTTTTACCCTGATTTGTAAAAAAACTTATTATATCGCCTTGTGCGCCACAGGCGAAGCATTTGTAAATCTGTTTTGCAGGGGAAACCTTAAGAGAGGCGTGGTGATCGTCGTGAAACGGGCAGTTACCTACGCGCTGCGTACCTTGTGGTTTTAGACCTCCCGGTAAATTATTATGGATAGCCTCCTCGATAAGATAGGATTCTTTGATGTTTTCGATTCTCATTTGGTTTGGTGTAAGTAGGGAGGTAAATGTAAAACTAAAAATCTAAATTTTCAGAGAAATCTGTATCGGGTTTTAAGTTCTTGAAAAATTCTACTATAACATCTATTGTCCAGCCGTTGCCTATCATTTTGTAGCGCTGGCTGTCGCTAACGCCTTGGGTGTAGTTGTCCGGTAAGGTTTGCAGGCGTTCGCATTCGATAGGGGTTAGTTTTCTTATACAAAAAGGATTTTCAGTATATACTTTAGGTTGATGGCTCGTGGTTATTGTAACGCTTTTGTTGTTGACATTTAAAATAGTTCCGACCTCAGATATTCCGCTTTTCTTTTCGTCAAATCGATGCGGCCTTATATTACTTGACTTTGAAATACTAAAGGTAAAATCTCTTTTTGTAAAATCAGATATACGGTCAATAATTACATTATAGGGAACTCCTTTAAAAATATTAGCTGTCACACATGAACTTTTAGGTTCATTTGTATCGCTGTGATGCTTAAAATCATAGTGATTACGGCCTCCCGAAACTTCTCTTTCCATATACCTTACCGCAGCCTCAGAATGAATATATTTATTTATGTTTTTTTCTAAAATATCTTTAAGTAAAATACCCATATCCTTAGGCATAACAAACCCCTCAATATTTGTCCAATATAATCTTTTACGATTTTGTGCCGATACTAAAGCAGAATTAACCATTACAGGCTTAACGCCCAACAATCCGCTAATAATATCTTGATACTCTTGTTTCATAACCACGTTTTCAAGAAAAAACTTAGCATTGGGGTTAATCGCTTTTATCTCATTCCAAATTCTTACGAACTCAAAAAACAATGCACTTCGGGGGTCATTGAAATTTAACTGCTTACCTGCAAAGCTAAAGCCCTGGCACGGGGAACCACCACACAGCAAGTCTATTCCTGTCCAGTCTACATGCTGCAATTTTGTAACATCGCCCACGTGCTGTATATTGGGGTAATTTTTCTTTGCTATAATCATAGCGTATTTATCTATCTCGCTGGCATAATAGTTGGCTACAGGGATACCAGCGCGTTCTAAGGCCACGCGGGCGCATGCCTTGCCATCAAATAACGATATTACGTTTATCGGTCTCATATTTTCCAATTTAAAAATTTAATCGCCTCATCCTCACTCGTTGCAATAAATCCAATACCGCCAGCTTCGTTAACCATTTCAAGAAATGCAATCTGTTCTGCGCTGGCTTTACCTCCTGGTTTCTTGGCCTCACAAGCAACGAAAACCGCTATTGTTATGCCTACCATTTCAGGAGTAATCTTAACGGGTTTAAGGCCAATTAAATCGCTGCTGCCAACGCATAGACCAGCATTAAAAAATCGGCCCTGGTACACGACTACATCGCCTTTGTTTAGGTTTACAGTCATTGCCCTTGGCGCAACGTATGATTTACCTATCCACGCGCTGCCGGTGTTGTTTCTAAATATCTTGCCGCCTGCCTGCGATATAGCGAGCATTATTCGGCGGGTTATGGTTGTTTCGTTAGCTGTCATAATTATAAGTGTTTGGCAGCTATAACTAAGGCTATTCCAGCGAAAAACGCAAATATCATCCATGCACAACCTGATAATTCAGGGTTTGTTTTATTTTTCTTCATAATTTATATTTATTAAAACGGTGTATAATCTTCGTGGTCTGTAGGTAATTCAGTGACATGTTTATCTACATCGTGGTATTTTCGGATGTTTGACAGGTTATCCATAATTTGAATATTCCAAATATGGTAGCCGTGTTTGTTATCCCGTCGGTCAATAGTGCATCTTCTGCCGCGCCTGCCCTTACCTATGATGTAATTGTTATCCTCGCAAAATTTACGGAATTCATTAAGGGTAATAGTAAAATCCTTGTTTCGTTGCTTGGCTTTGGATTTAAAATTAATATGGTAGTGATGGCTGCATAACCCGCCTTTTTTAGCTGCTGGTTTTTCTTTGCAGCGTAATGCGCAGCAAAATAAGCTTGCAAGTTTCTTGGCTTCAGAAACCTGAAACAGAATTGATTTCGGAACAAACGGTTTTATACTCATGGCCTGCAAATTCAAAATATTGTTTTTTAGGTTTTTTTATCACGCGGTACAAGGTAATTATCTTAGCTGCTATTATCTTAAACTGTTCCTCCGTAAAATATCGGGTATTTTTCTTAGTATAACACCGTCCATTCATACCTCTGTCAAGTATATAATTTTGTATAGTAGACTTTGGAACTCCTGTTAATTCTGATATTTTTTTTATGGTGTACATTGGTTTAGAATTTACTTAAAAAAACCTCCTTTTTCCTGTCTAATGGCCTATAAGGAATTTGGTATTTTAACATTAAAAATTTATTCACT